AGCCATGCGTCAAGGGGGGTTGAGGGGTATGCTGAGAATGATTCTCATTAGCATATAGGAATAAACCTTAGAATGATTCTAATTATCATTATCAAATGGGAATGATTATCATGTGCATTGGGAAAAATATTTTTAAAGAGTGTGTGTAAGCAGGAACGTCTTTTCAAATATATTTAGAATGATTCTAAGTATCAAATGAGAATGATTATTACTAAAATTATATTAATATATTTAGTATATTATATATAGGAATCTTTAACGGTTGGATTGCGCAAAAACTAAAATTATAAATGATTATTATTATCATTTGAGAATGGTTCTCAATGTGTTCAAATGTTGTACTATATAAGGAAATACTTATATTCTACTATTTGATTGTTATATACGTTATTTGTTAATTAGGTAGTAGGACATATGAAAATATAAACGGCTGTTTTTGGGCTATTTAAGGTCGTTATTCGGGAAATTTAGTTTTCTCTAATATACTCGTAAGTCATTGATAAATATAGAAAATCGTATCATGTTTCGTCTGTAAGTTATTGATTTATTTTAGCCGTTTGTTCAAACTTTGTACAATTTATTGTATATATTTTGTACGATTTTAGATGTTATTTTAGTTATATATATGTATCAATTTTAAATAGTAGAAAATAAATAAAAAAAACTATTGACCTATGTTCTACAATGTGCAAGAATGAATCATCAAGAAATTGATAGTGAAAGTTTAGGCATCACTTAAAAGATATTAACCTAGAACTGCAAGGGTAACAAAATGAGTGCCTACGAGCCGAAAGCGAAAGCCGAGCCGAGACAGTGAAGATGCAGAATCAGACAGGAAGATAAGGGTTTGATTGTATTACTGGAATAACCAGTCTCATACTTTAAAAATGTTAGTTATATTTTTATATCTCAAGGGTATGAATTCGGATTGATTGTGCCACTTATCTTTAATGATTGTGTGGATTTCAAATGAATTCATACCCGTGTTATAGCTATATAAATCAATGGTTTATATAGGTATAACAACAACAAAAGAGGTAAAAAAAATGTATAAATATATAACACATGATGCGAGACCAACAAACAAATCAAATTTGAAAGTCGTAACAAGTTCAAAAACAAATGATGTAATTGAGCTTGTAAGCTATCAAACTACGGTTGCTTATGGTTACATAAAAAGTGATGTTTATCAGTCATACATATTAGGTCATATGAGTGATTCTCAAATACTTAAAAATTGTAATTGGTATTTCACTGATGAAAAATATTCAGTAACTACAAGCAAACAAGTAACTAGATTCTTAAATGCTGTATGTGGTGGACGTGAAAATGCTACAGAAATGCCACATAAATATTTTAGAGAAGCAATAGAAACTGGCTTATATATATAACAACAACAAACGAGGTAAAAAAATGAAACAACAACAACTAATCGAAGAAATAAAACGTGAGTTAATCCGTTCTGAAACTGATAGGATTTTACATTGTTTTATGTTAGGACTAAGTCATTATGATTTTTTAAATGATGCGCCTGTTACGTGGAAAATGTACTTTGATGAGTACGAAACACGTGAGATATTCGAAACAATTTGTTTCAATTAAAATGTAGTATATATTCCCGTTGACTACGGTTGACGGGATATATATATAACTATGTCTAGGCATGGTTATATATATATCAATAATGGTATATAAATCAACAACATAAAGAGGTATATAAAATGAAAACTAAGAAAATTATAGAAGACATATCTAAAGCTATGATTGAACTTATGGAAACTGATAAAGGTCACTGGACTAGTGGACTTAAAGACTATATAAGTACAGGTATTCCATACAATAAATTTACAGGTATTAGATACGTTGGACTTAATACACTGATACTGTACTTACAATCACTGAAACACGGTTGGAAATCTCAAATTCATGGAACGGCTAAGAACTGGAATGATGCAGGATATAAAATCAAAAAAGGTGAGAAAGGTACGCATATTGTATTCAGTAAATGGGTAGAAAAAGAATCAAAAGAACTTACCAATGATGACGGTGAGCCATTGATTGATTCATATTGGTGTATGAGAAATTATGTAGTGTTCAATGCTGAACAAGTGGACGGCTATGAAATAGTTGAAGAAAAAACTGAGACTATTCCTACACCTGAACGCATGAAAAGTGTCGAGCAATATATAAATAATACAAAAGCTAAGATAATTGAGGGTGGAAATAGAGCATTCTACTCACCTGATTTAGACATTATCAAGATGCCTGAATTATCTAGCTATAAAGGTACAGAAGATAGTAGTGCATTAGAGTGCTATTACAGTACAAGATTGCATGAACTTGCACACTGGACGGGACATAAAGATAGACTTAACAGAACTATGGGTAAGAGATTCGGAGATAATGACTATGCATATGAGGAGTTAGTTGCTGAGACTAGTAGCGCTTTCCTATGTGGGTTATTAAATATTAGTTCCGAGCCAAGACCTGACCACGCAAGGTATTTAAAGAGTTGGATTAAAGGTATAAAAGACAACCCTAAAGCACTGTACATGGCATTTACACAAGCTAGTAAGGTGGTTAAATATCTTGACGGATTGCAAGATAAAAAACAAATGGTTGCATAACATAAACAAATGTGTATAATGTTATACAACACGGTGACTAGGCATGGTGTCTAGTCACCAACTAACAACGAGGTAAAAATGTATAGAGTAGAAACTAATATAAATAAAGTGTTTGAAACTTGTAATGAACTTACAGATGTAGATTTGCTCAATGATTATATGTATATGTATTCATTAGACAATGTACATTACTTCAAGAACATAGACACAAGAAAATATATAAAGGTAGGTATACAAAGAGTATATTAATTAACAACAACAGGAGATAAATAAAATGCAACACTTAATAAACTTTCTAGGATACACAGCGCTATTTATATTATGGACTGCTATTTGGTATTTAGCGCTAGTATAATTTAACAACAACAGGAGATAAACATGACAGAAAAAAATGAAATGCAGTATGTACGACTTGGATACGATACTAAATTTTTAGTGAGACAAAGTAAAAGCAGATTAATTGATTTGCTGACCAGTCAAAAAAAGGTTAAACATGATGAAGCTGAAACTTTATTAGATGATTATGTTACCTTTAAAGTAGCTGAACAATCGGGACTTGATACGATTCGAGGTGGTGAATCTTTTATAGTAAAACAAACAACAGGAGAATAAAAAGAATTCATGCTACATGGGGTAGCTGAATAAACAGAGATGTTATGTCAGGTGGGTACGACATGCTCACCTGATAGCAACGGGAGATAATTAAATGAAATATGCAGTAACTATGGAAGTGATATATAGAAAAGTTGTAACAGTTGATAGCATATCTAAACCTTATGCTGAGGTAGATGCTAAAACTGTTATCTATGAAAGATGTCATGATGATGAAATTGTAAGAAGCATTGAGGTATTAAACATGAGTGAAATAAAAACGGGAGATAAGTAAATGAAGACAGAAGATATATTACTTGAACTTGGTAAGGGTAGTACCCGTAGACCTAGAGTTATAGATGATAAAACATTTAATGAGAATTGGGACAGGATTTACGGCAAGAAAAAAAAGGAGGATAAACAAAATGATAAAAAGAAATCGTCATAAGACATCTAAGATATCTATTAAAAAGAAAAAAAATAATAGATGCAAGTTAGGTAAAGCATCAATCATTAAAGCAATTAGAAATAAAAATAAGGACATGGCAAAAGGTATGAGAGCAACATGTTATAACAGTAACTACGGTTAGGAGGTATAAATGAAGTGGTATCAACAATATAGTAATCAATACCGAGACAGTAAGATTAGGTTGGCATGTGGCTCTAACTTTTTAGAGGGCATGGGATTCTATGTAACTTTAAAACAAATGATAGCTGATAACTATGAGGGTGGCAGACCTGAAGTTGAGTTTGAGTTTGGATATTTAAAGACTGTGTTGGGCATAAAAAGTATGCGAACATTGGACAAACTTCTAGCAAACTTGAGTGAAAGTGGAGTGATACTTGTGTCAAAGTCAGACAAAACCGTATCAATACTTATGCCTGAGATTGAGGAAACACAAGACAATTATACTAAGAAGACTACGAACAATGTACGTACTACATTACATAACAATACAAAACATAACAATACAATAATAGATATAGAGGAGGTAAGATAATGAGTGTAGAAAATGATGAGTTAAATAAGATAGGCGCTATGGTGTTAGATGAATGGTCAGTAAGTCAATTCATAAGTGCTATAGATGACTATGATATTGATATAGATATACGAGGTAGTGATATAGAAAAATTATGCAGAGCAATAATGGAGGATGAATGAGAAAAGATTTCAAACCATTTCATAAAACATTATACTTGCCACGTGATTGGCATAGACCTGATGTAGATACCATGATAGCAGTGCGTGAGATGTACGAGACGGGCAGTATTTCTAAGTTGCTAGTCAAGGCACACCCTGACGGACATGATGACGGTAGAGGGATACATAAGAAGTATTTAAAATATAAGGAGGTGTAATGCTTGATGATAATGATATAAAGAATCTGTTTACTATGATGACTACTTTGTTTGGGCATAAGTTCAAGAGTGGATATGGTACAGGTATGCAGGGGAATAAGTTATCTGTTACAGGTAAGGTGTGGCAACGTACACTCAATGGTGTACCACATATCAGACAGGTGATAGATAAATTATTCTTACCTGATAGCGCAATCTTTCAGAGCAAGGAATGGTGTCCTGATTTGAGAGAAGTTATGCAGATGTGCCTTGACATATCGAAGAACATAGAGCAGAATATAAAAAGTAAAACATTAAAGTTAGAGACGGATGACCACAACGTAAGATTCTCTGAGTTCTACGTTGCGAATCATAAGGGTGATAATGATAATGATTATCAGTATCATATAGATAATATAAAAAAACATGGGAGAAATAAATGATAGACAAAATGAACGGAGAGATTGACGCATACAAAGAGATAAAAGATTTGTGTGAAGATATGAATAAGATACAACACAGTGTAGAGATTGATAGTATTATTAGATTCTGCGACAGGATGATTGAGCAGTTACAGGAAACTGTAGATGGTGCTATGGAAAGCATGTATGAATCATTTAAAAAGAATAAAATAAATGGAGACCTATCTGATGAAACTATTAACTGATGCTAAGAATAAAAGTCAAATGGTATTGGCGCACTTGCAACACTATGGAAGTATAACTACATGGGATGCAATCACACAGTACAAAGCAACAAGACTATCAGCTATTATATTTAATCTTAAAGAGAAAGGATATAATATTGAGAGTGTTAAGAAAGACGGTGACGGGTGTAAGTTTGTTGAATATATATTACATGAGAAAAGGGAGGACGCAGTATGATTGATAAGCTAGTTAACTTCTTTTGTGATTTACCTGATTCAGTACAGGTATTCATAATAGTGTCAGCTATCGTATTGTTTTGGGAAGTAATCTTATAGTGGCTAAACCACCCAGTAAGAAGACTAAGGAAGAATACAATAGGGCAGTTGAGTTCGGTTGTGTTGTCTGTAAAAAACATTATGGACTACGCACCGAGCCAACCATACATCACTTGACAGGTGCAGGTATGGGATTAAAAAGTAAAAGATTTATTCCGTTATGTCCTGAGCATCATCAAGGTAATCAAGGAGTGCATCACAATACTAAACTATTTGAGGAACGATTTGGTACACAAGAAGATTTACTTGATTGGTACTTGCAAAACATAACTGAGTAGAATATAATAACCGAAACAAATGGAGAAAAAAATGAACACAGAGACAATATCAAAACAGATATGGGACACACTTAGTCCTATTGATTGCAGTAAACATGTAGAAAAGAAAGGTAGTGGTAACTTTGTAGCTACCTATCTATCTTGGACTTGGGCATGGGGAATCTTAATGGAGAACTTTCCTAAATCTTTCTATGAGTTTGCGCCTAACGAAACACATGCAGACGGGACAGTTACAGTACATTGTATTGTTAATGTTAATGGAATCATAAGGAAGATGTGGTTGCCTGTTATGAATCACATGTTTAAAGCTACAGTTAATCCTGATGCTAGACAGATTAGTGATGCCAAGATGAGATGCTTAGTTAAATGTATAGCTATGTTTGGACTTGGTCATTACATCTATGCAGGAGAGGACATACCGTCAGCAGATAAAGAAAAGAGTTCTGAGAAACAGGTAAAGAAAGAATCAAATGAAAACCAAGTACCACCTAAACATCAGACCAATGAGGTAAAGGATAGTATCAAAGGTGATTTAGAAAAACTAAAAGCTAACCTTGATAAAGTTAAAGATATCAAAGATGGAGTAGAGAAACTTGGTCAGTCTATATAATTTAAGAGCCAGTCAGATAGCAAGAGTCATAGGGAATGATGACTATTGTTCAAGGCAGAATCATTTTGCTATTCTGATTGGTGAGAAAGAAGACAAACCTGTTAATGAAATATTTACCTCACACGGACATGAGTGTGAAAAATATGGAGTAGCGCATGTCATGATTGCTACCCAATCTCTCGTTGTTGACTGTGGCTCTGATTTATTAGGGTCACAGGTTACGATAACAGAGGACTACATGAGTAAAGATGACACGTTAGTGCAGTTATCTTGTACTCCTGACGGGTTTATTGATGAGAAAAATGCAGTGGTTGAAATCAAATCACCGTATTTTGTGCAGGAAGATTTTGATAAATATATTAAAAGATATTTACCACAAGTATATTTCCAACAGTATCTTGTAAGAAGAAGTAGTAGGAAGAATAATGCTGACGGTACATACTTTTGTATATATCAAATGGGTAACACAAAGTTATATTATATACCTTACAATGAGGACTATATTAATAACTATATGTTACCAAAGGTAGATGAGTTTGCTAGATACTTATTGAAAGGTAGTCTTGATAAAGACTTCTTAACAAAAAGAAAGAGCAAAGAATCATTCATATACAACGGGGAGGTGCAATACAATGAGTGCATTTAAGTTACCAAGTATTGAGCTAGAACAATTAGTAGATTATGTAGAGAAACTTGGACTACAGAAAGCTGAAGCTGAGAGAGAACTACATAAGCTAACTGAAAATAAAAAGGTTGCTATGGCAGTAGCATTACTTAACTGCGCTGATGTTAAAGGAACACAGGCGCACAAGGAAGCTATTGCTATGACAGATGAGAGTGTTGTTATGTATATAGATAAGATAGCAGATGCTAAGAAATTAGTAACTGAACTTACCAGTAAGATATCAGCACAAGAACATAGGTTAAGATTGTTTCAAACTCTAAGTGCTAATGAACGTAGAGAGAAAGGATTTTACCAAAGACTAGGAGATTAATATGGCAAAGTATATAAACCTTGCAATTAAAAATGCAGACACAGGAGAGAGAATATACATTAAGTTATTCACTAACGATAAAGAGTATGGTGAAATCAATGAAGTGTTATTCAAGAAAGTAAAGATAATAAGTGAGACTGAAAGCAGAAATGCACAATCATTTATGGGTAACAGTAAGTACAAGAACTTAAACAAAGAGGGTAAGGATTTTACTATTAATACCAAAGATACATATGAGTTCTCAGGCTGGTTGAAAGAGGATGACTATGAAACTAAGAAAAAGATAGATGAAATAAAAGAAGTATTCGATGGGAGTGGTACACCGTTTTAGAATTGCATGACGATGCAAAAGAAACACAACAAACCTAGTGTTTCTTCATAGGTAGATACTGCAGAGGTGATTTTAGAATTACATACTAGTTTAAACAGACGGCTGTTGGTTACTTAATTCGCTTAGTTTGGATTCTAAAGGTGAACTCTTAAACAGGCAGTATTTATCTATGGCATATAAATAAAGGAGAAAACAATGGAAGAAAAAAAACAAACGTATTGGGACACATGGTATTCACGTCCTGAAAAC